CCGGTGCTTGACTTGTTGGTGTTGAACTGAATGTCAACTCCAGGAGGAAGGTCGTTCTTGTAAACGGCCATACCCTTCAAGAAGTGACTTTCGTCCACCATGACACGGACCTGAGCATAGTGAGACTCTCCAAGAGAGATGTCTTTCACACCAGGCCGAACGAACATCACACCATCGGCTAGACCGCCGCCGTCTTCCTTGTAGTTGATGCCGACTCTCTTTGAAGAGATCGACAAAGGCGGCTTAAGACCCAAGATGCTTCTTCCATTGTCCTTGCTGAACTGTCCTAGAGCATCAAGCTGCGAAATCTCATTCTTGGCACTGTTTACGTCCTTGTACTTGGTTCCAGGCGGCGCCAAGACCTTGATCGTGGTCTTATTGCCTGGTGCAGTTCCCAGCTGGTCGACCTGCACCTTGTGTACGACGTACCCGTGTTCCTTGAGCATTGCGACAGCGACACGAAGCTTGTCTGCACTGATACCGAGGTAACGTTCTACGCCAGTACCGATGTCGACGAAACGCTTCTCATCAACACCCTTCTTCAACATACTTGCAATGTTTTGAAGAGTGTCTGCCTTGTCCTTGGCATCGTCGGCAAGCAGCGATCGGACGGTTGACTCCTTAGTGGCAGAGCCGAACATCTTCTCGGCGATCTTTACGTGAGACCAACCCTTTTTACGCAGCTTGTATGCCATGTGGATCTGTTGCTGCTTCTGTTGCGCCTTGGCTGCCGATCGGGCGGCGCGGTAGTCGGTAGTGCTGATTCCGAGAAGCTTACACGTCTCCGTGATAGCCTTGGCTTCGTTCTTGCCAGCAGACTTGGCTTCTGCCTTGACTGCATCGAAGTACCCCAAGAACTCACGGTTACGCTTGTTCTCAGTGGTGTAATGGCCCCAAGGGAACTCGGCGACATCCTGACCACCAGACCCGTAGGGATAGCGACCTGACTTGCGGAGGATGCCATAGTGCTCGAGGTGGTCGTCTTTCTCAATGACGCCATCATCCAGCTTGGCGTCTTCAATCTCCTGCCAATCAGTCACTGGTCTTCCTCCTCTCGCAGTAGGTCCACTCGCTTGTCGAAGTACTTGATCTTCTCCATGATCGCTTTGATGTCTCCGGGATCGGGCACCAGAACACGGAAATCATCGTTTTGGTAAATCCTCAGCTCATGGTCGATGTTGAACGGGCTCTCATTGTACTCCAAACAGAAGAGCGCATCGTAGATCTCCAACTGCTTGAAAGACGTCAACTCAGTACCCGTCTTCAGATCGTGGATCCGAAGAAGCATCTTCTTCTTGTGCTCTCTGAAGGAGATGGCATCCGGTGTACCAAACGCATTGGGCGAGTGCACCAAAGGCAGCTCCGCTTTCATGCGGAAGCCAATGGCGTGGTTGACGTACAGGGCCAGAGTGGTCCCGTCGTTACGCAAGGGTTGCCCTAGCTCGATTGCCATCGCGGCGAACTCGTGTTTGCGAGTTCCAAGCTTGGCTGCTTTCCGCGTGACGTACATACGATCGAACTTATCGTCGTCGTAGTTGAGCCAGTGGTACTTGCTAGCGCTGAGATGCTCCGAGTGCATACCCTCGAAGTTTGTATGTTTGAACCAACGCATCCAGAACCTCTTCCTCATTCTCAGGGTAAATGAACGAACCGAAGGCTGCCCGGTTTGCCCATTCTACATACCATTCCTGATTAGGTTCTTGATCTGCATCGCGGGAAGGTTTGACCTCAAGCCACGCCCAGAAGCCTGGGAGAAAGATTGAGAGGTCAGGAATGCCTTGACGGTAACCAGAGTTGTTCTTCAGAACATCGCAAGACCCTTTAGGAAAGAGTCCTTTGATCCTCGGAATCAACTCACGTTGGTAATCGCGTTCTAGCATTTCACCCCATTTCGCAGTCTAAAAGAGTAGAGGTATCTACACCTCTTCTATCATAGGCTGCGATTCTGATGCGGATTAGTACCTAAAGTGACACACGAGCAAATATTTGCCACGTGGGGAAACAGGGGCTGCCGTTAACTACGGATTTCATGATGTCTTCTTCTAAAAGACCGTTATCCACAGCAGCTTCTCGTGTGTCTTCGTAACGCTTGCTGGTCTCTACATCAAAGATCATTGTCTTCATGAGAGGCTCAGTGGTGTTCTCGAGTTGGTTGAAATACTTGACTGCGAACCACCTGGGTCTCCACATCAGGTTCTTGTGTGAGCAGTCGTTCCGATCTCCGTTGAGTTGGATCGGTGTGTCAAACGAAGCGGACCTTCCTCTTACGAACATGCGTGCGACCAAACGAATGAGACTGACAGTTACCTGTCGACCTTCTTCTCGCTTCATCAAGCCTACCCGGACGATTCCCTCCTGGTTGGCTGATGTCTTGAGGACACGAGACGTGCGCTCGTTCCTGACTTCTCCCGCGTTGCTCAGTTCGTAACCTGGAAAGCCCATCGATTCGAGGCTCTCCCATTCTTCCATCAGTCCTCTTTCCGATTCATGTAGCTCATCAAGCGCTTCTCGGCAACACGCAGAAGACCGACGTGTGTCGACATGGCAGAGGTGCCCAACATCACGTGTTGTACACCGTAGTGTTGATCTCCATGCTCGAACGTCGTCGTTTCATACACCACGCTTGTGCAAAGCAGCATAGGAGCCTCCGGATGCATCTCCCTGATGTATTCCTCCACTGCCTTGTTGAGAGCCTCTCTAGCCACCGCTCTCTTGGCTAGAAAGGCCTCATCTCCTTCGTAGTCCATCAGTTACCCCTTGGGTTGAGTGTGTGGCCAGTCTTCCTGGCGTGGACGAGTGCCTTCTTGGCTAGACGATTGATTCCGGCATCGGTTGGATCGTCGGACTCAAGGAACTTCTCACAGGTGCACAACATGATGCATCGACCCGTGGTACGTGGCTGGTAGTAGATGAAGTCGTTCTTCAGGTTGTCAACGATGGTGACCTCGTCCGTGACAAACGCACTAAGTTCGGCGTCGGTGATCATGAAGAAGATGTCATCGTGGAACGTGGTGGCTGTCTCTTGCAGTTCATCTTCAGTGAATGCATAGACGAACAGCTTCTGGTCGATGTTGCTGTAACTGAATACTCTTAGCTTCTCACTCATGCTTCTTAGCCTTTCTTGGGCCTAGTCGTGGGCTTAGACCCAACTTGGCTGCGTGACGAATGATTGTGCGTGGGTTCACGCCGTATTTCTTAGCCATGATGGTCGACGAGGTGTAGATTTCCCACTCCCTTGTGAACTCGTGGTCCTTATCGGGCGTTAGCTTGGTCATCGTTTCTTCCTCCGCTTCCTTCGCTTACTTCTGGCTTTGAGCCCTAGGTCTCTGGCGTGATTTGAAATGGTGCTTTGATTCACTTTGAACTTCTCAGCCATCACCCGACCCAACACACCAGACGCCCAATCTTTCTTGAATTCCTCGTCTTCTTCAGTGGTCCAGTACCATCGAATCTTACCCACAGGTTTCTCCTTTACGTATTGGCCCAGTACGTAGTTTTTAGGTACTGAGGACCGTTGCCAAGATTTCTTGATTCAAAACTTCTAAAAGATACATTTCCAGTACTTATTCTTTGAATCTCGCGGGAACAATAAGAGGTTTTAGGTACTGAGTGACAGATCTTAGAAACTTTGTACATGTGAAATCTTGGCATGACAGTTTTTACGTATTGAGCCCCTAAAACACCCGCCACCTACCCCATTTTACGCGGAATACCTAATTTTTCAGGGCCGTCAAATAGTACGTCATTTTTGCCGTCAAATCCGTCAAATCCTGTTTTTTGACCAGAAACTTTACGTATTGGGCGTCCGGAGCGACCTTTTCTCACCCAGGTCCGAGCGGCCCTCTCAGACCCCGATTTTGACCCCCAAATCGCTCCGGACGACCCACTTTTCAGAATTGACGTATTTTGTGACGGGTTTATGACGTACTTTCCCAACCCATTTCGGCAGCGAAAGCGCTCTCGTTGAACGTCTTTTTCTGGGCCAAACTCTTCCGTACACCCCTCTCCAGGACACTCTTAGCGAACAGAATGTAGTAGTGGAGATCGGTGTAGGAAGTGTTCAGCCGATCGATGCGTCCGTGGGACTGCCACCACAGCTTGTACGAGTACGGCATGCTCCAGAAGCAGATGGCGTCAGTATCGACGCACTCCCATGCTTCAGCTCCGGCCACATACTGTACAAGGTATACCCATGAGGTGGTAGTGGGAATCTCCTCGTGCTTGTGCCCATTCCACTCGGCGACCTGAAACTGCGGCGATGATGTAGAACCGCTGTCCTTCTGAGAGGCGTCCGGTGATCTCTTCGACGCCCCTGATGATGTCCGCCCAGACTTCTTC